AAGAGCTCATCGCCGACTTCGAGCGCATCTACAAGCGCCGCATCCTCATGGAGGATACGGTGACGGTCATCTACTTCAGCGAGGTACATGATGATTTGGGTGGAGCCCCCGTAGAATAAGGCTTTGTAGCGATGATAGTAGCGAAAGAGTACTAAAATGGTACTACTCTTGCATATCATCAAGCATATCGGCAATCTTCGTCCTCTGGGCTGCATACATGTGGCTGTATATCTTGAGGGTGATGGATGGGTCCTTATGCCCGAGCCGGTCGGCTACTTCGACGGGTGTGCAATGGGCTTTGATGAGAAGGCTGGCGTGAGAGTGACGCAGATCATGGATGCGGATCTCTTTCACGCCAGCCTTTCTTGCGCCTTCATGGAGTTTCTTCAGCAGGGCGGCGCGGGTGATGGGGATGATGCGCTCCTCGCTTGTGTAGGCCGATAAGCGCCGGTAGTCCTGCAGCATCTCGGCGATGAAGCGCGGCATAATGATGGTGCGGTCGCCGGAGATGGTCTTCGTCGTGCTGACGTAGGACGTTTTCTGCAAGCGGTATAGGGTCTTGGTGATCGAGATGGAATTGGTCTCGAAGTCGACGTCATCCCAGGTGAGCGCCAGCATCTCGCCGACGCGCATGCCCGTCCAGAACAGCAGGTAGAAGGCCATGATGTGGTGAGGAAGCTGCAGGGCGGCCATAGCGAAGCGCTGGAACTCCTCGAGTGTCCAGAAGTCCATCTTCTCGACGGTATGCTTCGAGAAACCGCCGACGGCTTCGGACGGATTGCTGGGCAGGCCATAGTACTCCATCGCGTAGTTGAGGATACTCGAGAGCTGCGCGTGGATCGTGCGCAGGTAGGTCGTCTTGTAACCTGCGCGCAGCAGCTCCTCGCGCCAGCGATTGATGGCACGGCGGTCGATGGTGCCGATGACCATCTCACCGAAGAAGGGGAGAAGATGGTTGCGGGTGATATTGCGCTTCGTGTAGTACGTCTGCGGCTTGAGGCGCAGCTTGGCACTCTCGAGGTAAGCCTTGGCAAGCGCGGTGAATGTTATCTCCGGCGTGCCAGCGTACTTATCCAAAAATTCTCGCTCCCACTCAAGCGCCTCGCGCTTCGTGGCGAAGCTCTCTTTTTTCTTCTTCCGGCGCTTGCCGGTCCAGTCCTTGTAGTAAAAGGCGCAGTACCAGCGGCCTGTGTTATTCTTGTATGCCGGCACGGGCTCACATCCTTTCTTACCATTTTCCTGATGCCGGGAATATGGTATAATAAATTCATACAGTTATCCAAAACGGCGTACCTGCTCACGCCATGCGCGCATCCATCGCGCAGATGAAGAGCAGGAGCGGCCACGGCTGATTGTGGTGCTGGTGAAAGAGAGCAGGAGTCATGAGAAGGCATCCTGCTCTTTTCGTTTGCCATTTTGGCGGCGCTGCCAATATGATACTCATGCCGCATTCAACTTCTTTAGGTTCTTTGGATCATTACGCTGTGAGAAGAGGATGTACTGTGTATCTTTGGATGCCAGCGCTTCTAGATACTTCTGGTCGACACCTTTCTCATCGTTGATGATGGCCAAGCCGGCCACTTTCTTCTTGGCGCGTTTCTGGCGTGCTTCTTTGATGTCCAGCCAGTCGAACAGGAATGAAGATAGGTTTCCACGATTCATGGTGTTGAACGAGTTGATCAGTATCTCAGACTTCCGTCCTGCAATCTGGAAGTGGAAGTTGAACTCAAGCCCCGTACTGCCCTTGGCGATGAAGCTCGGTGTGTAGATAATCTGCTGCTCGTCAAGGAAAGCCGCCACATCGTCAAGGAAGATGGTCTTCACGGTGCTGTCGCTCAGCATGAACATATCGTTCACGGCAAGCATGGCCTGGATGAACATGTGCATGCTGACCGGATACTCAGCAACCGTGGTGTGCATGATCATTTCATTGTTCACGTTCTGCACGCCGTAGGACATCAAGAAGCTGTTCAGCAAATCCTTGCGCTTCTTGCGGTTCAGTGATATGCCATCCGCAAGCAAGTCGTTAATGATATAGCCGTCATCGGACAGCGTGATGTTGTCACCTTCCATCTTCGCGTACACCGTCAGGCCGTCGTTGTGTCGGTCCATGAATGGCGTGCCAATCTCGGTCCATCCATTCTGCAGCTGGCGGGCGGATGCCGTTCCGCGCAGCCATTTATAGTATTCTTCAATCCATTCAAATTTCGCTGTCATTCCAGAGCACCCCCTGTATGTCGACTTTTATCTCGTTACTATTTATTATACGGGAATAGGACAGGAAGTCCATAAACAGGCTTGAAATGTCCTCGACGTTCTGAAACACATTCGGGAGCGGATAGGCGAACTTATCTCCGTATCCCTCTCGATAGATGTGGATATGGGGCTGATATGGCTGAATGACAGTTTTCTTGTCTGGATTGGTGTGTGGCGTAGCATCTTGGGTATCAACACGCACCAGCATCACATTGCCGTTGTAAAGCAAGCGACAGGATATCTTATGGGCGTTGATTCGCGCATGGTAGGTAGAGATTTTCATATTGTCCATGCGGTGGCCTTCGCGATGATAATGAACTGGGTACAGGGCAGTGCCGACCGGCGGAGGAAGCTTTACGAGTTCTGGGGTGGTCAGGTATTTCTCAATCATGCGCAGGGTATCGGCTTCTTCTTGCGACAGTTGCATAGTATCCTTCCTTTCCTGGCCGCCTGCGGGCGGCCTTTTTGTTTGCGATTTTGGCGGCGCCGACAAAATGGTGTCACTGCTTGCGGTGCTTGATCGCGGGAATCTCGCGCTCGAGTTCGGTGAGGTCATCGGCGTCGGCCTGCTGGGCGTCGGTTTTCTTACGGCGGGCATCAAACTCGGCGTAGGTGTCGGTGACATAGCGGACCATCTCGTCATGGGAGTGGCTGCCGCGATCGGCGAGGACGGGGATGCCGTGGTCTTCGAGGAGCTTGTCGAC